TAGAGAGCTAAAGCTTGATCCTAGTGAGGGGGGAATTGGAATCCCTTTTAGGTGGGTAACAGATCCGATCAGAGTTGATGTAATGAACGGCATTCTAAGAGTCAAAAGACTCATCGATCAGAAAAAAATTCTTTGCACTAGAGAGGTCTGGGCTGGGGGAGAAAAATCTATTGGCAATTCATTCCGAAAGGCAATTTTGTCATATTCTTGGGATAGCAGAGACCTACCTAAAAAAGACGGTAGAGAAGACCCACTAGACGCGCTAAGATATGATGTTATTAACTGGGCATGGAAAGACTCCAGCTTGCCGATGATGACTAAATCAACAGATGCCACCATACCAGTCTATAAACATCAATCAAAATTTGCAGCGCCAAAAGGATTTTAAAAAATGGATAGATTACTTTACCTAGAAAGCCTGATTGAAAAAGGGCAAACGCTGGATGATGCGACTCTTATGGAGTACGGGCTAAAGAAAAAGCCCAAGGGCGTCAAAGAGCCTAAAGAGCCTAAAGAGCCTAGAGAACGCAAGCGGGCTGGTGGCAAAAAGCCCATACGATTCGATTACAAGCTTGTCGATCATACTATGCCAGTACATCAAATCGCTAAGGTCATGGGCTGTAATCCAGAGACGGCAAGACAACTGCGATACAAAAAGCTGATCGATCTAGGGCTGGTCATGGATATCAGCAAAAAAGGGCGTTATCGAGTAGCGCCAAGAGTAAAAACATCACAAGAAACAATCAATAAAATCATCGAGATGTACGAGGCGGGCTGTATTTTGAGAGTCATAGGCGAAGCCGTCTCTCTCAATCCCGCGTCAGTGCACTGGCACATTTCTAGATACAGAGCAAAGAAGAGGAGAGAAAACGATGACACTACACAGCGTTAAGCTTTTAAGGGATATTATTATGGCATTGCTTAAAGAAGATGATCCCATTAAGAAAAAGCTTTTAGCCGTTATCGATGAGATCGAAGTCGATCTATTGACAGAGGATTGAGATGTTTCAAGATAGACCATTGATCGCCTCAGTGTCTGGGGGTAAAGATTCAACCGCTGTTATACTTTATCTTAGAGAAAAGGGCATGAATTTCACGCCCGTCTTTTGTGATACAGGCTGGGAACATCCCATCACATACGACTATTTAAACTATCTAGAGAAAGCGCTCGATGTCGATATTGTACGAGTGCGAAACGAGAAATATTTTGATGTAGATGAGGGTGGCTATGTTCGCATGGTGAAAAAAGATCGATTCTTCCCATCACAGCAAACGCGCACTTGTACGCTAAGACTCAAGGTAAAGCCCATTCAAGATTATCTAGACGACCTTAGAGAGCGCACTAAACTAAAGCCAGTTAATGCCGTGGGTATACGAAAAGAGGAAAGCAAGGCAAGATCGGCGCTAGAGGAAATTGAAGACAAAGACGAAGCCACCATCTGGCGCCCTTTGATCGACTGGTCGTTTGATCAAGTAGTCGATATTCACAAGAGACATAACATCAAACCTAATCCACTATATACTCAAGGTTTCTCTAGAGTCGGCTGCTTCCCTTGCATTTTTGCTAGAAAAGGCGAGATCAAGATGGCTTTTGAGAGATACCCAGAGCGCTTTGATGTGATAAGAGGTCTTGAAAAACATATGCAAGAGTTAACGGGCGTTAATGATAAATATACTTTTTTCAATAGAGGAAAAATTGATGATGTCATTGACTGGGCCAAGAGCGATCAGCTTGATCTTTTTAGTGAGGAGTACTTGAGCGGTTGCTTGACTTGGGGGCTTTGTGATAGCGGGGGCAATAAGTAGCTATTGCAAATTCTTGACATGGCGTTCAAGGCGTTCAATGCGATCTTTAATATCACCATCGCCGACCATGATTTTAACTTGATCTCTCTCGAATTGTTTAAATTCACTTTCAATCGCATCTAGTCTTTTAAGCAAGTCTTTTCTCTCGATATCGCAAGCGATAGCATGATCTTGAGATTCTTGGTCTTTCTTTTTTTTGTCTTTGTAAAAGACCAGTGCAATTAAGATCGCTATTGCTAGAGGTAAATTATTGCCAGTTACCTTAAGCAGCTCTTGCAACTGATTGATCTCTGGTGGTAGCGCTGGGGATTCGATAGCCGTGTGAGTCACTGGCGCTTGTGATGTGATAGATGGGTATGTGATGAGCATATCCAAATTTAAGGGTAGAGACATATCTATTTCTTTCTCTTGTGGTATATGGACGGGCTCTATTTTAGCTTGTTTTTTGGGTAGCTTTTCAATTTTTTCATCTATTGTATTGAGTACCAGATACGATCCTTCTAAAAATTCACAGTCTTGAGGATCGTACGATTTACCCTCGTACCAGACACGCCCATCACTCAAGATATAAAATTGCTTTTTGATTATGCACATTGAAATAAGTAGCCTTTGCTTTGTGTTAGATTGATGCGTTCTTGTCGTATCCTTGATTGAGATGATTTCTAGCGATCTTAACGCACACATTGAGTACAAGCCGGCTCTCTTTATCCTTGCAGTTTCTAGGGCTGGCTTCTCTAAATCTTCATTTATTTGCTTTTTATTTGATTTTCTCTAAATATGCTATCTACAATAATGTTTAATTGCGTATCAAAATGTTTCAAAAGGTAAAATATGTATCCAGCTATGACGCTAAAGACTAAAGGGGAAGAGACTCAATATGTTGATGCTCAACCTATTTACAAGATTTACGGCATACCCGGGACAAATCTTTTATCTGGGTATGTGAGCGGTAAAGAACAAAATCCACAATTAACAGGGCGCAACTGGGTAATCACTGCTGAGGATATGCTCGCTACTGATCCCATAGTTAAAAGATCGTGGGCGGTGGTAAAGCAAACCCTATTATCTGCTAAATGGATTTTCAAGGCTGGTGATGATAGCGATGTAGCCGAGGAGCTGGCACGATTCGCGAATGAATGTTTTGGCTTTGATGGGTATAGTGGCATGATGGATATTTCATGGGAAGAACAACTAGGATATCTATTGGAATTTATCCCTCAGGGCTGGCGATATGCTGAGGAGATTTATTGCGTTGAAAAAGACTCTATCGGGCAAGAAAAAATATTCTTAAAAAGGTACGCAGATCGTGAGCCATCATCGCATCAAAGATGGCTATCTGCTGACGGTCGTAATCTTGATGGTGTTATTCAAAACATGGTGGGGGGCGTACAGCCTCAACCTATACCAGCATCAAAACTTTTACTATTGACTTTAAATAAAACCGGATCAAATTTTGAAGGCATTGGGCTTCTAAGACCTTGCTGGTGGTGGTGGTCTCAAAAACAGAGAACAGCAAATCTCTTATCGGTGGGCGTTGAGCGCTGGGCTATCCCTACGCCTGTTGTGGCTGTTGATAGAGAGGTCGCTGAGCGATCTGGCTTCACTGATGGGCAACTATCTGAGATGATCAATGAAGCCGTAAGGCAAGCACAATCTTATATTGCCCAAGAGCAATCCTATTTAGTGGAGAATACAGCCGTTAAATTCTCGGCTTTTGGCAGTCAAGCTGGCTTCAATCCAGACGGGGCGCTCAAAGTTATTCAAGAGTGCGATAATCAAATCTCTCAAGCTTTCATGGCTCAATTTTTGAATCTGGGTATCTCGGACACTGGCGCTAGGTCGGTCGGTGAAGTGCATTTGTCTGTATTTAGAAGAGCTTGCATTAATTTTCTCGATCTAGTCGCGTCTGCTATATCTGGACAAGACCGTGCCGGTGGTGGCACAATAGGGCGTTTAATCAATTTCAATTATGGCAAGATCGAATCTAGCAAATTGCCTCGTCTAGTGCATACAGGCCTAGACAATGATGAGCTTACAGATGCCTTAAATAGCTTGCCAGCCCTAGTATCAAGTCAACTGCTTACCCCAGACGACAATCTAGAGCGCGCGATAAGACAAAGAATCGGCGCCGGTGAATTACCTATTGAGGCGGTGCGTACTAGCCAAGACAGACAAGTGGCTCAAAATCCATCTCTTGCTATGGCAGAGAGATTGAGGAGTCTTAGAGATGAGTAAATTTGAGAAGCAAGTGATTAATCAACAACTCAAAAATTCAA